GTTAGGTCATTAGTGGCCTGCATGAAAAAGCGCATGGAAAAAGATGGGGACAATTTGCAAACTCTTCCCTTGACTTCAACGGGCTATCCCCGGCGAGATTGCAAAAAGGCTATTTCTGGAAAACCGTTATGCTATCAGGTGAGAGATATGAAACCTCAATTAGAAGTGTATCGGATGCTCAGGAAAGCTTTTCGTGGTGGCAATACCCATGCAAACCGAAAGTATGTAGGTCAGATTCTGCAAGGCGTATCATCATATGATATGGCAAGTTGCTATCCTGCCCAACAACTAACCAAAAAATTCCCCATGAAACCATATAAGTTTCTAAACGACAATCTAGACTTGAATCGTGTTCTAAAATTCGTCGGCCTGGGCTATTCCGTAGTTGCAACGTATGTTTTTCTAGACTTGAAAATAAAGGAAGGTGTTACGATTCCGTATCTTTCCTTGGCAAAAACTGAATCATCCGGTTTTCTGGGCGGCATTGACAATGGTCGGATTCTATACGCGAGGACATGCGAAACGACATTGACAGAGTTAGACTTGGATATTGTTATACGTCAATACCATTTTGATAAAGTGCTTGTGAAATCCGCAATGGTTGCACAAAAGGACTATTTACCGGAAGAATACCGTAAAGTGATTATGAAATATTACGACCGGAAAACATACTTGAAAGGTGCAACCGATGACGATGAGGTTTATCAATACAATAAGAATAAGGCTCTTGTAAATGCTGTTTTTGGCTGTTCCTGTCAAGACCCGATACACAGCGAGGTATTGTATGATGATGGGAATTATACGAACGTCAACCTATATGATGATCCCGCAAAAGCCAAGGAAGCTCTGCAAAAAGCTCATTTTCCTTATCAATGGGGGGTGTACGTGGCCGCACTCGGACGGCATGCCTTGCAGGATGCGATTGATGCGGCGGGGGACAAGATGGTCTATTGCGACACGGACAGTGTAAAGGTGATAGGTGATATTGATCTTTCGGAGATCAATAAAAAGCGCAGGAAAACTGCAGAGCGCATGGGCGCAGTAGCAAAAGATCGAAAAGGGAAAAATCATCCTGTCGGCGTTTTTGAGGACGAAGGAAAATATGATCGGTTTATCACACTGGGCGCGAAAAGATATGCATACGAGAAGAACGAGAAACACGGCTATTTACATATAACCGTTTCTGGAGTATCGAAAAAAGTCAATCCGAAAACGGATACAACCTATGCGGCGGAAGAACTTGAAAAGCTTGAAAATTTTCAAGAGGGATTTATCTGGAGACAGAGTGCAGGCACATTGTCGGTGTACAATGATAAAGATGATTTTATTCATCATACCCCGGAAGGGGATGTGCATATCACGCCAAATGTCGCGATATTGCCAAATACCTATGAATTAGGATTGTCAAAAGATTATAAGAAGCTGATAACAGATATCATCCTATACGGTGACTTTGTAGATCGGAGGGAATGAAATGAAAATATACGATAAAAACGGATGGGTCAATTGGGATTATATCCTAGCACTGAAAAGTGCGTTTATCATGGTAGTTGGCGCGAGAGGTACGGGTAAAACATACGGACTTTTCAAAAAGCTGACTTCAGAGAAAAAACCATTTTTGTATGTTCGCCGCTTGCAGTCTCAATTGGATATCAGCAAATCTGAATCAGGCAATCCTTTTCGGAAACTGAACAGTGACCAGATGTTAGACATTATGCCTCGTCCCAGATCGAAACTATGCGAATTCCGGACCGAACAAGGCCAGGGCGAATTAGTCGCAATTGGGGTTTCTCTCTCAACCGTTGCAACAATTCGCGGATTCGATTTTAGCGGAATTGATTATATGGTGTATGATGAATGTATACCTATGGTCGGAGAGAAACCAATAAAAGATGAATTCAATGCATTCCTCAACTTGTATGAAACGGTGAACAGAAACAGAGAATTGGAAGGACAGAATCCTGTTCAATGTATCATGTTGGGCAATGCGAATCAGTTAGCAAACCCATATTTTTCCGGGTGGCATTTCACAAAAACAGCCTTAAAAATGATTCGTGGTCACCAGATGGTATACACGACAAAAGACAAGAGCAGGACAATCATTCTTCTCACTGATTCTCCAATATCGGATAAAAAACGCAGCACATCTCTTTATCAGAATGCTAACGATGGTTTTCTTTCAATGGCTCTGGACAATGCATTCCGGACGGACGAAACGATTATTGCTAGCAGACCCCTTGCAGAGTATACGCATATTGTCTCGATTGGAGAAATAGGGATTTACAAGCACAAGAGCATCCGCGAATTTTACGTCTCCAACACAACGCAGAAACAACCATATTATGACGATTATGGTATGTCGCTGAAAATGTTTCAAACAGATTTTATGATGTTGCGGCATCTGTATATGATGGGTAAACGGTTCGTCTTCGAATCATATGAAAATGAAATTCTTTTTAGAAATTATTTAAAAATCACTTGAAACGCTATGTAAAAATAAACATAATTAAAAATGCCGAAAGGCAAATAAAAAATATAAAAGGGGTTAGAATTATGGAACTCACACGCATTGAAATTTTCAAGGCCATGAACAGCAAAGATGTTCAGAACGTAAAGGAACTTGAAGGAATGGTAATCTCTCCCGTAGCTTTTCATACGCATTCCTATGAAGGCCAGGACGGCAAAGAGCATCACGTGCTTGTCATCAAGGACGGGAAAACCGGGACTCTCTGCAAAACTGAGGTGCAAGCTTTCATTACTAAATTCCTCGCGTATGATGAAGCGTTCGGGTCTCTCCCGGATGAGGAAAAGCCCGATATCGTGATTACGATGAACACGAGCAAGAAAGGTAATAAGTATGTCAATTTCGACATTGCCGGGTGAAATACTCTTTATTATTTTCGTGCTGTTTATAATCTTTATGATTTACGTTTTCAGTGATGACAGACATTGACCAGTGACGGAAAAATCAATAATATAAATATGGGCTGTTTCAATTCCCCTACGCAAGCTCCAGAAGAGCGGGGATGGCCGGGCGCGGCTACGAGATTGGAACAGCCCATATTTTTTAATAGGCGGGGTGGGTACATGGAGACAATCAATCTGATATCAACCATGGTTTCTCAATTGGGTTTCCCGGTGGCAATGTGCATCATTCTTTTCTACTCACTCAATCAGGAAAGGAAAGACCATAAGGAAAGCGAGGAAACCATAAACAGGTCTATCAATGAACTCAAAGAAACGTTTACACTAACGATTCATGGGCAACAGGAAAAAATGACGGAAGCCATAAACAATAACACACTGGTCATGCAAAGATTGATTGACCAGTTAGAAAAGGGGTGATCATGTGGTTACTGGCGAACAATTTGCGAAACAAGCCATTGACGGCGGGTATATTGGGATACCTTATAGCAAGCTAGATTGTCAGGGATTCGTGGAACGGGTGTTAGCTGATTGCGGCATCCGGAAACCAAACGGAACTGTTTATGACTGGCGCGGAAGTAATTCCATGTATCGCAATTTTCAACAATGGCGCGGAAGTATCAAAGAAGCAGAAAATGCATTTGGTGCTCTTCCGATCGGATGCCTTTTGTACACCAGAAAAACGGACGGCGGCGAAAAAGACAAAGGATACAATGACGGCCTGGGAAACTTTGTCCATGTTGGGATTTATCTGGGAGAACCGCATGGAGTTATCCATAGTACAACAGGCGGCGTACAATGGGGAAAGTATCCGGATAAAAGATGGAATTATTGCAGTTTGCTTTCCATGCTTGAATACGGGTGTAAAAATCCGGATAATGTAATTAGTGATGATATCTATAAACAATTGGATATCATTCAATCTGCAGTAACTAACATAGAAAGGATGTTGAAAAAGCTGTGAATTATGTTGAAATCTCCGATTTACTTTCTAAGGGATTTACTCCGGACCAGATTATGGTTTTGGTATCCAGTAATCCGGATGACAAGCCTGCTCCGGATGACAAGCCTGCTCCGGATGACAAGCCTGCTCCGGATGACAAGCCTGCTCCGGAAGACAAGCCTGCTCCGGAAGACAAGCCTGCTCCGGATGATAAAGCCCATGATCCCGCTGTAGATGCTCTCAGGGAAGAAATCAAATCACTGAAAGAGACACTGCAAAAGCAGAATATCATCAATCAGAGATTTGAACAGCCGCCAGAAACAGCGGATGCAGAAAAGGTGCTTGCGGGGATCATCCGTCCTCCGTTTGAAGAAGCAGATAAAAAATAATGAGGTGATATCATGAGCGTAAATACTATGACTTTTCAGCAGATTGCAACCGTATTGACTGCAATCGTAAAACAGGCAACGGGTCAAACCGTGCTTGCTCCTACTGACACTGCAAGTTTTGTTTCCGTTGCACAGACAGCAATTGCGGCGGGCAATGATGCGGTAATGAATGCAATCTCTAATGTTCTCTCCAGAACCATTTTCTCAATTAGGCCTTACTCCGCTAAATTCGCGGGTCTGGAAAAAGACCTTCCGAGATGGGGTGCTTATATGCGTAAGCTTTCCATCGCGGACAGTGATTGGGCAGACGATGAAGCATACAAATACCCCGTGACCTATGATGCTTCCCAGAATCCCGCCAACGGTGACGGGGGCATGGTCGATCAGTGGAGAATCAAAAAGCCCAATGTACTGCAGACCAACTTTTTCGGACAGTCTGTATACGGTGATCATATTACCATCACAGAGGATCAGCTTGAAACAGCTTTCAGATCCCCGGATGAGCTTGGCTCTTTCCTCTCCCTGATTATGACGAATCTTTCGAACCGTCTGGAAATGTCTAGGGATGCAATCGCTCGCGGCCTGCTCGCCAACATGATCGGCGCGATTGTCGCAGAGAATGATGCAAACCGTAATGTTCATCTGCTCTCCGAGTACAATGCACAGACGGGGCTTTCCCTTACGGCGACAACCGTTTATCAGCCCGCAAATTTCCCGGCCTTTATGAAGTGGGTATATAGTCGGGTGGCGAGTATCTCCGATCTCATGACAGAAAACAGCACACTATTTCAGACAGTGATTACCGGAAAACCTATTCTCCGGCATACGCCTGTACAGATGCAGAAGATTTATATGTTTGCTCCTGCGCGGCATCAGATGGATGCAAGAGTGCTTGCAGATACCTACCATGATACCTATCTGAAATATGCGGATGTAGAAAGCGTGAATTTCTGGCAGAGCATCAGGACTCCTGATACTGTGAATGTGACTCCTGCCTATACCAGTGCAGCGGGTGCAGTGGTCACTCCGGAAACGGCAGTGACAAAGGCGGGTGTATTTGGCTTGATGTTCGATGAGGATGCTATGGGCTATGCTCTCCTCGATCGGCGTATGATCAGCACTCCTGTTAATGCAAGCGGCCTGTATCGTAATATTTGGGTACACTGCAAGCAGAAGGTATTTATGGATAATACCGAAAAAGCAGTCCTTCTGCTCCTGGACTAATTCAATTCCCTATGCGGGGACGGGGTTTCCCGTCTCCGCTTTTTGGTAGGTGATAATATGCAAGTACAGTTTTACCAGTTGTCAAAACGTGAAAACTCCACATTGCAACCGGACGAGGGCGTACCTTTTGACATTGTATTCAAAGAGCCTGTGAATTTTCTTTATCCTGTTATCAGATTGACTCAGGCGGCAATTGGTGCAAATATCGCACCCGTGATGTATAACTATGCATACATTTCCAAATTTCAGCGGTACTATTTTGTATCAAACTGGGAGTACATCGGCGGGTGTTGGGAATGCTCGCTAAGTGTTGACGTGCTCGCATCGTGGAAAGCTTACATAACAGGACAGACCGTTTATGTTGAGAGGGCGCAATCTGCATATAATGGTAGCATTATAGATATGCAGTTTCCCGCAAAGACAGACTATACAAAAAAATATACTGCTCTCGCCAATGCATGGCAAAATGTCGCGCCATCCGGGGGAACGTATGTTGTCGGCGTTATCAACGATCAGGAAGGAACAAACAGAGTTGGAGCTGTTACATACTATGCATTGTCCGCTTCTCAGATAGCGTCATTCATCTCTTATATTTTCGGCAATAACATTTTTCAAGCTTCCAATATTACCGAGATTTCAGAAGGGCTTTTTAAAGGTCTATTTAATCCCGCACAATATATTGTTTCGTGCATGTGGTTTCCGAGAGCTATTAATAATTTTGGAAGCGCAACAGCTACAATAAAAATTGGTTATTGGGATACGGGGATATCCGCTGTTCTGGTCACGACTCTTGCAGAACAGGTGCAAGTCAGCGGCGGATTTCCGAATCATGATCAGGCATCCTCTCGCGGCTCTTTTCTGAATTTTTCCCCATATGCCTATTACACGATGTATTGTCCGCCATTTGGAGCAATTCCAATTGATAGCAGTATCCGTGCATATGGTGACTATCTGCGTTGCCCTGTATATATCGATCATATCACCGGACAGGCAACGATGCGAATCGGCATTGTTCCAAATCAGCAGCATACCGGGGAGATTACAATCTTTGCGGGTGAAGTCTCTGCAATGTTTGGTGTTCCGATTCAGCTTGCACAGGTTATGAGTGATTATTCTGCATCCATAGGCCAGATGGCAAGCGGTGGGCTTGTGGGCAATCTGCTATCCGTATTATCTGGAGCAGTGCAGACGGCAGTTTCTGCATACTCGCCTCAGGTGCAGAGCATCGGGGCAAATGGTTCATTCATCTCCGAGATTATGCATCCTCAATTGATTGCAACGTTCGCAAATATCACGGCGGCGAGTGATTCAATTCTGGGACGGCCTTTGATGGAACAAAGGGTTGTCGGTACTCTGGAAGGATACATAAAATGCAGAGATGCTCACGTAATGATACCTTGCACAGATCGGGAGAAAAGCATGATCGAAACTTATATGAACGGGGGATTCTATTTTGAATGAATGCCGAACTAATCAATGGTTGGTGGATGACTACTGACTCCGGCGGCCAGATGGGAACTACAAACACCAGTAATATTAGTGACAAGCAGAGACACAATGCCCAAAAGATCCACCAGTATTTTAAAAATCTGGGATGGTCTGAATCAGCCATTGCAGGCATGATAGGAAACATGCAGTTAGAATCATGGCTATCACCCGCGCTAATTCAAGGCACCAACAGATGGAGATTGCCCAATTCAGCCGCTTCCCTGTCAGATGTTCCCAATGAAGTTATGATCAATTTCTATATGGAATATTACGGGGCGACAAATCGCGCTTTCGGCGTGGGCATTGTACAGTGGGACGGTAAAACGGATACAAGCCCGGCGGGTCAGAAACTGGTTTCCTTCGCCATGCGGAACGGATTGAATTGGTATGATGGGAACACCCAGATGTATCGAATTCAACGCGAGAAGGAAACCAATATACAATGGACTTCGTATCAAATAAACGGAATCCGGTGGACATGGGACAATTACCCAACGAATGATCAGACTCCAGAAGTATCCGCTCACGTCTGGCAAGCATGCTACGAATCATCCGATCCCGGAACACTGGAAACACGGCAGGCAAATGCCAGGTATTGGTTTGATTATTTTGCAGGCAATCCCGGATTCATTCCGGGCGATTGGTTTTATTACCTTTTCAGTAACAGAAAAAGGGGGTTAAAAAATGTTAGGCGTAACTATTCCCGCAGGATATGAAGATATTAATAAATACAATGCATCGTTTTCACCGTCAACGGTTCATTGCAGAGATACCAGATTGCAAAGATTTTTCAGAGATTACCTGTTGCAAAAAGCAATGAGTGTTTACAAGTGGGACATTCCGAAACACTGGGACAAGGACTATTTCCTTTATAGTATTTATGCATTTGGATATGTGGCAATCATAAACACAGATGATTTTGGAGTGATTCCCCAGTGGGGTGCAGTGGGTGGATATAATGTGTTCTATCATCCGAGCTATATCATTATCAGCAACCCGCTTTTACCGTCAAAAACCTATACCATAGACAAAGATTGTACTATCATCAAACTTCAACCTAATTACAAGTCTATTATGGACATGGTCAATTATTATGCAGATCAACTCGCCTTGTGTTCTCAATCAATTGATATCAATCTGCTGTCAACACATACAGCGACCGTTTTTCCCGCCAACGATAAAGCAATGGCAGAGAGCTATAAAAAGATGTTTGACCGGGTCGCATCTGGAGAGCCGGCAGTAGTTGTCGGTAAAACTCTGTTTGATGACACTGGAAAACCTTTATGGACTCCGTTTAGTCAGAATGTCAAACAGATGTATGTTGCGGATAGTATCCTTGCAGACATGCGAAAAATCGAAGCCAGATTCGACACGGAAATCGGCATACCCAACGCCAACACGGACAAGAGAGAACGACTCATTACAGACGAGGTCAATGCAAATAATGCAGAGACTGGCCTGCGTGGTCAGATGTGGCTTGAAAACATCAAAGAGTCAATCGACAAAACAAAAGCCATGTTTGGAGTTGATATTTCCTGTGAATGGCGAATCAATCCCATGGAAAAGGAAGGGGTGGAAAACAATGGCAATGTTAACAATAATGGGCATGTATGATTATGACTCCACTATTTTTGATTCGCTCACTCTCCCGGAAGGATTGAACAAGGCAACCGCAATTGATGAGATTGTATTGGAATGCGCAGAGCTTGAATGTCTTTATCCGTCCGTCCCATTTCTGAAAAGAGCAGTGGGTATATGGTCTGCAACTATGCAATCATCTTTTGACCGGGTATGGTCTGCAATGAATCTGGAATACAATCCCATCGAAAACTACGACCGGAAAGAAGATGAAACCACTAGCGGAACAAGGCAGCACTCAGGCCAGGACATAACAACAGGCAGTAACACGGATACACGCACAATCTCAGATAGTGCATCAGTACAAAATAAAATTGCGGGGTTTGATGCCGCCGCGCTTGTGGATCATGACAGCGGCACGTCTTCCAGATCAGGCACGGACAGCGCGACCGGAACAGATAGAACAGAGTTGACACACGGGGAAAAGATCGCGGATGCCGGAACGAGACAGAGCAGGATACACGGAAACATAGGGGTCACAACTTCTCAGCAGATGCTTGAATCTGAATTGGATTTAGTGCCAAGGGTTAATTTCTACAGGTATCTTGCGGAAGAATTCAAACGGCGGTTCTGTATCCTTGTCTATTAATGGAAGAATATGGATAATATAAACAGAGGTGATATTCATGGCATTTGAAAATTTCCCGTATACTAACTTTCATGAGATCAATCTGGATTGGATTGTTGCTAGAGTCAAAGAAGCATACAGTGCAAGCAATCCTCCAGACTATCCCGTAAAATCTGTCAATGGAATGACCGGGG